GCTGATGCTGCCTCTGATTCTGCTTGGGATGCTGCTAATGAGGCTTCTTATGCTGCTTGGGCTGCCCGTGATGCTGCTGCTGATGCCGCTGATGCTGCTTGGGTTGCTGAACGTGCTGCTGCTCGTGATGCTCGTGATGCTGGTGCTGCTTATAATGCTTATCAAGCTGAACTGAATAAAACAAAGGAAACAAAGGAAACACAATGACTAGACTAGAAGAACTAAAAGCTGCCTCTGATGCTGCTTATGATGCTTATGGTGCTGCTCGTGAGGATGCTTCTGATGCTTATGCTGCTGCTTGTGATGCTTGGGGTGCTGAACGTGCTGCGGATGCTGCTTGGGCTGCTGCTTATGGTGCTTATGTCGCTGCTTGGGATGCTGCTAATGATGCTTGGAGTGCTTATCAAGCTGAACTGAAGAAAACAAAGGAAACACAATGACTAAACGTATTCCTATGAAAGGGTGTGATGAGTATGACGGCCTCACTAAAGCACGTAAGTTTTACTCGTGGAAGAAAGGTCAGATAAAAAGGATCAAACGTGCTTATAATAAGAGATTCCGTAAGCATAACAAGGAGGTGAATGCAGACAACAGAGGGTGCTTACATCCTCAAAAAGGAAACAAACCAATGACTATGGATAGAGATATGGATCACTACCGAGAGGACGAAATAGTGACTAAGCTAGCTTGGGGCGAGCTTACTGATGAGGCTAAGGGGTCTCTTCTTCTTTTTCATAACCGAGGAGGCACTATCCAAAGATGGTGGGAGGGTACACAATCCTGGGAGGACACTCAACACCCCGACTGGGTGGAAGATCATTGCTACCGTGTGAAACCTGAGCAGGACGGGAAACGTAGGTTTGCATCAATAATGGGGCTATCGACAACACCTGCTTGGACTGCGTATGAAGCTGAACTGAAAAAGGAAACAAGATAATGCCTACAGAATACTGGCCCACACTTATTCTTTATCTCTTGGGCGTAGCAATGTATCTAGCTATCCTTGAGGAGATTGACGACGAATCCCCTAGGTTTTCTGTCTTGACTACTGCCTTCCTTTGGCCTTACATTGCAGTGAGGGTGATCCTTGCAGAGATTTTTTATAGAGGAGAGGATGAGGAATGAGGTGTTACATTTGCAATGCACGTACAACTGATGGTGAAATATACTGGGAAGAGACTAGACAAGACTGGTCACCATGTCCTAGGTGTATTGCTAAGGTAAAGGAGGCACAAGAAGTTGAGTTATTCGATGGACTACGAACACAAGAAACACCAGCCGTGCAGAAACTGCGGGAGCAGTGATGGTATGTACCCTTACGAGGACGGTAGCTACTGTCACGTCTGTAAAACAAAGACATTCAATGAAGAGGAGGAACAGATGCAACAATCACACCTATCAGCAGTCAAGCCACTACCGCCTGTTACAGGTACACCAGCTGCCATCCCTAGCCGTGGCCTTACCAAGGCTGTAGCTGAGAAGTACAAGGCACTGACGTCAGGTAACAAGGTAAGCCTGATCTACACCCTTGATGGTAAGCCAACAGGCTTCAAGGAACGGGGTATTACAGAGAAGACATTCAAGTTTAATGGCAATGCACAGGCTGATCTGTTTGGACAGGCAGCATTCAGCAAAGGAGGTAAGTCAGTTACCGTCACAGAGGGTGAGTACGATGCAATGTCAGCATATCAGATGTTGTTTATGTCAGAGCCTTGTGTGTCTGTAATCAACGGTGCATCAGGTGCAGTAAAGGATTGCAAACGTAACTACGAATGGTTGGATAGCTTCGAGAAGATTAACATCTGCTTTGATAGTGACAAGGCAGGGCAGGATGCATCAGTAGCAGTTGCTGAGTTGTTTGATCCCCGCAAGGTACGCCTAGTCAAGATGACCCTGAACGATCCTAATGATTACATCAATCATGGTCGTGAACGTGAGTTCATTGACAGTCACCGTAAGGCTGGGCCTTTCACACCTGATGGTATCCTAGCAGGTAACGAACTGTATGAGCTTGTAAGTACACCACCTAACTATGACTCTGTTGCCTATCCCTTCAAGGGTTTGAACGATATGACCAAGGGTCTACGTACTGGTGAGCTAGTAACCTTCGTAGCTGGCACAGGTGTAGGTAAGACACAGGTCATGCGTGAGTTGCTGTACCACCTGATCCAAGAAGACAAGGGCAGTGTAGGTACACTCTTCCTAGAAGAACCAGTACGTGACACAGGCCTAGGCATGATGTCGATCCACGCAGATAAGATGTTACACCTACCAGATACACAATACACTAAGGAAGAATTTGATGACGCATACAATGCAACTCTTGGGAGCAGTCGTGTCTATCTGTATGACAGTTTCGGCAGTAATTCTGTTGAACGCATTGTTAGCATGGTTCGTTATCTTGCTCGTTCGTGTGACTGCAAGTATATAATTCTTGACCACATCAGTATCGTTGTAAGTGACCACGCAAAGGATGAACGCAAGGCATTGGATGAGATTGTCACTAAGCTAAAGACCTTGACGATTGAGCTAGACGTATGCCTGATGATGGTGTCACACCTTAGTCGTGATAAGAATAAGAAGTCACCAGAAGAGGGTGGTGTCATTGGACTACACGACATCAGAGGTACAGCAGGTATTGCCCAGCTATCAAACATGATCATTGCCTTGGAACGTAACACACAGGCAGAGGATGAACTGGAACGTAACACCACCAAGGTACGGGTGATCAAGAACAGGTTCACAGGCGAGACAGGGGTAGCAGACAGCCTACTCTACTCACGTCACACTGGTCGACTAACAAGCTACGAAGGATAAGAACATGGAAGTAGTATTCGACATTGAGACAGACAGCTTGGATGCTACAGTTATTCATGTGATCGTAGCCAAGGAGGTAGGTGTTAAGGGTAACTACATCATCACTGGGCCTAAAGCCTTTGCTAAGTTCGCATCCAAGGTAACCAAGTGGATTGCTCACAACGGTATCGGGTTTGACATCCCAGTTGTTAAGAAGTTGTGGGGCTACGAGATTCCCTTAGCTAACACAGTAGATACCTTGGTACTGTCTCGTCTGTTTGATCCACAACGTAAGGGTGGACACAGCCTCAAGTCCTGGGGTGAGAGACTAGGTGACTTCAAGGATGACTACACTGGTGGCTTCGAAGTATACACTGAGGAGATGAAAGCCTACTGCAAGCAAGACGTAAAGGTAACAGAGTTACTTTATAACACTCTGATCAAGGAAGGTGAGGCTTTCAGTCAGGCATCTATCAACCTAGAACACATGGTACACGCCATCATGTGTGAGCAACAGGCTAATGGATTTCAACTTGACACTGATATTGCACAGGAAATCTACACTGTGTGCTTGAAGGAAACACTACGCATTGAGACAGACATCAAGGAGTTCATGGTTCCTATAGCTGTGCCAGTCAAGGAGGTGAACATCAAACGTAAGAAGGATGGTGCTATCTTTGCTAACCAACTTCTTGAAGGATGCAATGTACAGGGTGACTACACCAAGATCATGTGGGAAGAGTTCAACCTTGGGTCACCTACACAGATCAACAAACGTCTAGACAGGCTAGGCTGGAAGCCAACAGTTAAAACTAAGTCAGGAGAGAGCTATAAAATTTGCCCAGAAAATTTAGCAACTATCCCTGATGATGCACCTCAGGCAGTCAAGGGTCTCAAGGCATGGAAGGTACTAGAGACACGCTGGAAGCTGGCTCAGGAGTGGTTAGAGAAGTCACAGGAGGATGGTAGGGTACACGGCACAGTGATCACTACAGGGGCTGTCACACACCGTGCAGCACACCGTGGCCCTAACATGGCTAACATCCCCTCTGTCCCTCACGGTAAGGAAGGTATCCTGTGGAAGATGGATGGTATGTACGCAGCTGAGTGTCGTCAGGTCTTCAAGGTTCCTGAGGGTAAGAAGTTAGTAGGTACAGATGCAGCAGGTATCCAGCTACGTGTGCTTGCTCACTACATGAACGATCCTGTGTACACTGAACAGGTTATTGATGGAGACATACACACGTTCAACATGAATGCGTTAGGTCGTCACTGTAAGGACAGACCAACAGCTAAGACATTCATCTATGCCTTTCTACTAGGTGCAGGTGTTGGTAAGATTGCAGAGATACTAAACTGTAATGCTGGTCAAGCTAACGTAGCTATGAAGAACTTCTATGAGGCACTACCCACACTCAAGAGACTTAAGAGTGAGGCGTCCCGTGCTGCCAGTATGGGTTGGATGAAGGGCCTTGATGGTCGTATCCTCCGTATTGGTAGTGACCACCTAGCCCTGTCTGTTTACCTACAGGGTGGAGAAACTGTAATCATGAGGCTTGCCAATGTGTTCTGGCAACGCCAAGCTAAGAAGGAAGGGATAACTTTTAAACAGTGTGCCTGGGTACACGACGAATGGCAGACAGAAGTTGATGCTGATCAAGCCCAAAGACTAGGAGAGATACAGGTGCAGTCAATCATAGATGCTGGTAACTTCTTCAAGTTAAACTGTCCTATGGATGGTGAAGCAAAAATCGGTAACAACTGGCTAGAAACCCATTGACACTACATACTGTGTGTAGTAAAATAATTAAACAGACCAACGCCAGAAAGGATATACCAATGGCAGATAAGAAAATCGTAATCAAAGATGTAGAAGTTAGCTGGGCCAAGCTTCAGAAACCAGACACCAAGTACATGTCTGAGGAGATGGAGTTCTCAGTAACACTTAAGATGACTGACCAACTTGAGAAACTTATGACTGACTACAAGATCAACAAGAAGGTTAAGGAAGGTAAGGACTCTA